TATTTTTGTGTGACCGAGTAAGCGGCCATAATGGCCTACCTTTCGGTTATCAGACGAACTTGACGAACTTGGTGGCGTCTGCCATGAAAGCGGCAGCGTACCCTCTGAAGGCTATTGTCCTGCCCATAGTTGCTGGTACCTCAACGCTAATTGCACCCTTTTGCTGTTCGTAGAATTCGAAGCCAGCGGCAGGGCCAGCAGCGTGTCCCATGAATGAGCCCGGTGCGTTCTTGTCAACGACAAGTACCAAGCCAAGTGGGTTGCCGTTCCAAGTTGTTGCGGCAGCGTTGCCGGCAGCGTTTTGACCCATAAGGTTTGGTGCGCCGGTGTACGGAAATACTGGTCGGTCTTGGTTGTCTACCGAGCTGGCCAATGCGGCCCATGTTGCAGGGGTTACAACCATGTGTGTTGGCAAGTAGTTGGACGTTGCCGAAATTTGGCGAGCGCCCTCGTAAATTGCTGCTACCCAATCCGAACCGCTAGCGGTATCTGCTACGGCGGAAGTTTGCACGATTGCTGCATGGCAAGTGTCTACGGCGTAGTTGTCGGTTGCTTGGCCGTAAGCAATTGCGAGCTGGTTTAAAATAATGTCAATGCTTGATGGGTCTGACCAATCCAAGTCTTGTTCGGAGACGGTCACGTATGTTCCAAAACTAAGCTTAGAAATATCAGAGTTGCTAACGCTGACGGTTGACGCGTTCAAATCGTCGAACTGTGCGTCTTGCTGTGTTACTACCGGCCTCACATTTATTTTTGGACGGCGGAATGTGGCGCCAGCTGTTGGCATTGCGCGAGTCCCGATTGCCGACACGAAAGGGCGAATTGGGTTAAGTCCGTCGTAGACGCTGCCGGTGATGATTTCGGGCAAAATGCCGGGCGTCGATTCCGTGTTAATAAATGGCGCAACACCGGGTGCAGCTTCGACAACTGCTTGCTTAATGTTTGCGTTCATTTGTGCAAAGTCGGCGCCGCCACGTACGTAGCTAGCGATGTATTCCGAGGTGCTTGGCAAACGCAATTTGCGTGGCTGTGCAAAAATGGTTTGCACGGTTGCGGCCTCAATAACGGCTGGTGTTTCTACGGTCTTTTCCATTTCGGTTAACTCCTCGTTTTCGTCTTGTGTATTATTTAACTCTATTTCGTCGGGCTCGTGGGGGATACTCGCCGCGACTCTTTGCACCTTGGCGGCCTCAAATGCGCCGTACGGTAACAAACTTAATTCTTGCCAATCTGCCTTGGTTACAACCATGGTGCCGGCTTCGTCAAAACTGAATTCGACAGGCAAAATGCCTACGCTCACGCTGTCCAAAACGCCGTCTTTTGCAAGCTCTAGCGCCTCGTTGCCAAGCGTCGTTTCGCTTATCTTGGCTTCAAACATGACGGTATTTCCGACAAGCTCTCGAGCGGTCACTAAGCCGATTGGGCTAGTGCTGTCGTGGTTGAGATACATTTTAGGTTTTTTGCCCTCAAGCGGTAGTGCGCCCATTTCGAAACGTACTTTTTGCCCATCGGATACAACGGCCTCTACGCCATATTCGAGGGCGACACCGGCAAGGGTTCTACGTGGCAGCGCGTCACCTTTAGCGGCGTCTAAATTTAATTCTTGTGGGATTAACCTAAGCATTGTTTACCTCGTTTGCCATGTCCGGCATGTTTTCGGCGCTGTCTTGGTATTGGTTTTCTAAATAGCTTTCAATGTCAAACATAACACCCGTGCCACGTGGTAGCACGTTATCCGCGCTTAGTGTTTCTTGTATGCAATCTATGTACGGTTTTACGCCAAACGTGTAAAGGTCGCGTGACGCTTCCGAGCTACTGACATACGAGTAGTTGCCAATGCTTACCGAAACTAAATAGGCGGGCACGTTTGCAATGCGCGCAATTTCTTTTGCTTGGTATTCGGCGGCGTCAATAAGCAACATTTTGTCCGGAGTTGCGTTGTTAGGTATTACCTCTACAAATTCGTTTATAGCGCACGTGGCTGAAGCGTAACGCGCGGAATCGTAGGCGCTTGCAAGGTCGGCCAGCTCTTGCGGGCTCATGGGCTCGCCGCCAGTCTGCCTAAGCGTTACGGCTGGTTGAAGCGAGCTCGAGTTGCGGTTACGGGCCTGCTCAAGCTTTAACGCCGTGTCTACTGAGGTTGCGCCGGTATAAATCAAACCTTGAATTGGGCTTAAAAATTGTACGCAATCCTCGTAACGAATTGGTAAGCCTTGAAACAAAATTTGTTTAGACGGGCCGAACCATACGCCAGTACCTTGCGCTTGGTCTTGTGTTGTAATCATTGCAGCGGGTAAACGTGTAAACGACATTGGGTAGCCGTCGGCCGAACGCTCAACACAATACCAAAAAGCTCTACCGTAAAAAAATAAATCGTCAAATGTCCACGAAAGTATAAAGTTGTTTGTTACGCCCTTGTCAATGCGTTTTAACCAGCTACGCGGGGCCTCAGGAATTTTTTCCATTTCGTCGCCGTTCCACATTTCTTTATACATGACAAGCGGCAGACAACCAACAAGGCTTGCCATTAAATCGCGGCTACGGCTAATGGTTGGTACTTGCATAAATCGGCTACGGTTTACGCCGTCGGTGTACGCAAAAAAGTTGCCAATTTGTGACGCGCCAGCGTTGCTACCGGCAGCGGCTTTAACAACGGTTGCTGGTTCAGGTTTGCGCGTAAAAATAGCCATGGGTTTAGTGTGCCATATTTTGGCGGTTAATGGTGGCACTCGCTGGCGGCGAGCAATCCCCGACGGAAAGCAAGGCCAGCGAGCGCCAAACAAACTTTAGCGGTTAGCGCCCATAATCATTGGTTTACCAAGTATTTGCGGGCGGCTTGCCATGGCCGCGGCCCACACCATGCACCGCGCCGCCTCAATAGGGCCCGGGCTACGTGTCGAGGATAAAGCAACACTTCCGTTGTGTTTAATAAGTACGGCCCGCTCGACGTGTTGCGTTAGTAGTAACTCGCCGTTGTGTTGTAAACGGTTTTCTACAATCATTGAGCGCACCGCGGCCGTCCATTTCAGTAGCTCACGGTAGCCAACTATGGTGCGGCGACGCTCGAGCGCTGGCGGGCAACTTACCTCTAGCGCGGGGATTATTGCTAGGCGTAGCCCGGGGTTGTTTTCTATTTCTGTGTCAACTAGCCGCCACATTTCGGCGACGCTGTTAGCGGTAAACGCTACGGTTACGTGTGTTTTGTTGCCAGCTTGTACGGCGCGTACGGCGGTATAGCGGGCTTCGTCCGTTGAGCTTTCGATAGCTAACACTCCGCCGGGGGGTGGCGGGGTATCGGTTTTGCAAGCGTCAAACACGCCCGTTTCTAGCCAGCCTGTTGTGACGGCTTGCCATAGGTTTACAGACGCGCGTAAAAACGCCGAGCGGTTAGGGCCTAATGCTTCGCCCTCGATTACGTCTAGGTCAATGAGGCCGCCAGCTAGTGCTGGGTTGGCGTACTCCCATGCCTCGGGCGTCATTGGGTCTAATTGTGGGCTTGGGCTAAATTCGGCAAAGTACAACGTGGTTTGTTTGCCGCTATCTATTGCTCTTAGCCCTTGGTCACGCCAGCGCAATAGCGCGGTGGATTCTTGCGTACCCGCCGTGCTCACAAGTAGACACAACGGGTTTTTACGTGCCCGTTGGGACGGTAGTAAACCGTCGTCTATGGCGGCCTCGGATATTTGCCATACCTCATCGGCGGTAATTAGGTCGGCGCTGTAACCGTGACCGGCTGCCGGGGTAGCTGCTCGAATATGCCACACGCTGCCATTCGGCATTGTTAACTTTTGGCGGCCGTATGACCACGAAACCTCGGCACCAAATTTGGCTTCCATGATTGGCGCCAAATAACTAAATTGCGCGGCCGTTAAATCGAGCTTGTGACTAACGCTAATTACCGTTTGCGGCTGGCCTCGGTGCTCGGCCTCTTTAGTAAGCCAATGCCCGATAACCGCGCTACTAAGTAAGCTCTTACCGTTTTGCCGGGCCACACTTATTAGGCCAACACGGTGTAACCATTTGCCGACGTCATCAAAAGCGGTTAAACCCTCTAAGCAATGCAGCTGCCACGGCATAAGCGGTAGCCCTAGCACCCTCTCCGCAAACTCCCCAATTTCGGTTGCGCGTGATTGGCTGCCAATGTGCGTAGTCGTTTCTAGTCTCGGTTGATAGCGGCCGGTTAGAGCTGGTTCGGGCTGGTT